CTATGAATGCCTTGAAATCATATAAGAACGAATTGACAAAAGCTGAAGAACAGGTTGAAGCGGTTGACACAACAAAGCTTGAAGAATTGAGTACTAAACTAAAAGACTTCGAAGCGTTACAGCAAGATCTATTTGACCAAAAAGAAGTTATTAGTGTTGTGCAAACAATGTTAAGAGACGGTGGTATTAAAGCAAAGATTATCCGCCAATACATTCCTGTTATGAATAAACTAATTAATAAGTATCTTGGCGCATTCGATCTGTTCGTTGACTTCCAACTTGATGAAAACTTCAACGAAGTAATTAAGTCAAGGTTCCGTGATGCCTTTTCATACGCATCGTTCAGCGAAGGTGAAAAGCTCAGGATCACATTATCAATTATGTTGGCTTGGCGTTCTGTTGCAAAACTAAGAAACTCTGTTTCTACCAATTTATTGCTACTTGACGAAACACTGGACGGTGCTCTTGATTCTGTTGGTATTGAAAACCTTATTGATACATTGCATAATCTAAACGCTGACGATAATATATTTGTTATAAGCCATCGTGGCCATCAGTTTGGAGATAAGTTTGATAATCATATACGTTTCCAAAAGGTTAAAAACTTTAGTGAGGTAACAGCTTGACTCTTTTAAACAACGCAATGTTTACTGAAGGACTTAATGATCTTGAAACACTTCAAACAATGTTTATAGAATTCTTTCATAAAGAGACATATGATTGGTGGGTACCAGTTAAGGCTGGTGATATTGTAGTTGACCTTGGCGCTTGTATTGGTATGTTTACTTGTCGTGCTTTAGACTTAGGGGCCTCGAAGGTGTATTCAGTAGAGCCAAGTCTGCAATTACTATCAACAACTATGAAAAACGTTTTACCGCATTTAGTAGAGAACCCAGGATCGGTTGTGCCTGAGAACGCATTCATTGGATCTGAAAAAGATCATACTTTGAATTCTTTTAGTGATTCTAATGCTAAGACTATGGCCTTTTCTGAGTTCTTGTATAAGCATAACATAAACCATATTGACTATCTTAAGATTGATATTGAAGGTGGGGAGTATAGTATCTTTACTGAAAGAAATTGGGATTTCCTATGTAATAACGTTAAACATATTGCAGTTGAATGGCACCTTGATGTATTTCGTGAAGCTCCTAAACAATTTATATGGATTAGAGATAACTTACTTTCAAACTACCCAGGGCAAATACGATGGCTTGACCCTAAGCATAAGCAAAAGGCGTATGATGATGAATGGTTGACTGGCGAATGGCCTATTGGGTGGGGTTCAGGTTTTATGATGTACCTCACAAATAATGGTTGACATTATCTTACACTATGTTATAATAATTCCTATACACTCAAAGGATACACATGTCTAACTTTTACACATCAGTCGAAAGATTTGGTAATACAATCTTGTGGCGTGGTTATGAAAACGGCCGTAGGTTTGAACGCAAAGTCAAATATGAGCCAACTCTGTTTTTAACAACGCAAAAACAAGACTCGCAATATCAATCTCTATTCAACAAGAAACCAATTGCTCCTAAGAAATTTGATAGTATGAAAGATGCTAAAGAATTTGTTGAGCAATATAAAGGTGTTCACGGTATTGAAATATGCGGTAACACTAATTACGTGTCGCAATTTATTCAAGAAAAATACCCTGATGAAATCAAATTTGATCCATCATTGATTAATATCGTATCGTTTGATATTGAGGTTGATGTTTCAGACGGCTACCCTGATATGGATTTTGCTGATAAAGAAATTACATCAATTGCAATAAAGTCTTCTAAATCTGATACATATCACTTGCTTGGCCGTAAAAATTACGATAAAAGTAAAACATTAACAAACATCGATCCTGATAATATTCAGTGGATGGAGTTTGATACCGAAGAAGCATTACTTCGTAGGTTCTTGCAAATTTGGGTAAACGACTATCCTGACATTGTTACAGGTTGGAACGTTGAATTCTTTGACATTCAATATATTATAACGCGTATGAAAAACCTGTTAGGTGAAGAACGTATTAAAGAACTGTCTCCTTGGCGTTCTGTTCGTCCATATTCCCGTGAGTTCTTCGGTAAAGAACAGGGTTCATACCGCATCGGTGGCATCGCCGTGATTGACTATATGGATGCGTTTAAAAAGTTTGGCTACAAATATGGTCCGCAAGAGTCATGGAAACTTGACCACATTGCTCATGTTATTCTTGGCGAAAAGAAAATGGACTATTCTGAATATGGTAACCTTACAAACTTATATGAACAAAATCCGCAACTGTATCTTGACTATAATCTTAAAGATACATGGTTGATCCAAAGATTTGAAGATGAAACAAGTTTGCTTCAGTTAGTTATGACTGTTGCATACGGTGGTGGAGTCAACTACGGCGATGCTTTCGGTACTGTGGGTATATGGGAAACAACCTTATATCGTAAACTAATCAAAGAAAATCGTATTCCTCCAATCAAAGGTGGCCCAGGACAAAGGGCTGGTGAATTGGTTGGCGGTTATGTTAAAGATCCTAAAGTTGGTATGCATCCTTGGATTGTTTCGTTTGATTTGAACTCGCTGTATCCACACTTAATGCTACAATATAATATGTCACCTGAAACATATCTTGAAGATGAACGTGAAAACGTATCACAAGATATGGTACTGAACGGTAAGTATCAAAGTCAAAGAACAGACATGTCCGTTGCAGCTAACGGCGCTTGCTTTACAAATACTCACCGTGGTATCATTCCTGAAATCATTGATGAATATTATGGAAATCGTAAGATCATTAAACAAGAAATGTTGAAAGTTGAGCAAGACCTTGAAAACGCAACTGACTCAGCTCAAAAAGAGCAACTAAAACGAAAAGCAAATCAGCTACACAATGCTCAGATGGCTATCAAAATTAGCATGAATTCATTATATGGCGCAATGGCAAATATCTACTTTTTATATTATATTAACGATATGGCTGAAGCAATTACAACGTCAGGCCAGTTATCAATCCGATATGCTCAAAAGTCTGTTAACGATTATATGAACAAAATATTGAAAACCGATAAAGACTATATTGTTTATATTGATACTGACTCTATTTACGTTGACATGGCTCCTATTGTTGAGTCGGCGTTTGGAACTGTTGATATTGACCGTAAGAAAGGCGAAGAATTCCTAGACAAAGTTTGTCAGATGAAAATTGAGCCAGTTATTGACGCAGGATATGAAGATCTTGCAAAACGCATGTCTGCATACCGTCAAGCAATGGGTATGAAACGCGAAAAGATTACTGACAAATCCGTATTCATTGCTAAGAAGCGTTATATCATGAACACTCTTAACTCAGAAGGTGTACACTATGAAGAGCCAAAGATTTCGGTTACTGGTCTTGAGTCTGTTCGCTCGTCAACTCCTGAAGTATGTCGTGAAAAGCTAAAGAAATCGTTTAAGGTTATTATGAACGAAGGCGAGTCGGCAATGCAAGAGTTTATTGAAGAGTTCCGTCAAGAGTTTAAAAGTTTATCACCCGAAGATATTGGCCGCAACTCAGGTACTGATAATATCGGCAAGTATATTGTTAAAGGCACCTATAAGAAAGGTTGTCCTATGCATGTACGAGGATGTATTTTATATAACAATCACCTAAAGCAACTTAAGTTGGATAAACGATATGAAATTATTGAAGGCGGAGGAAAGATCAAGTTTGTTTACTTGAAAGTTCCAAATCCTATTAAAGAAAACATTATTTCGTTTCCAGGTGTATTACCGCCTGAATTTGAGTTGACAAATTACATTGACTATGATAAACAGTTTGAAAAGGTATTCCTAAATCCAATAGAAGCAATCCTCGAAGCTATAGGATGGTCTGCCGAAAAAATTAATACACTCGAGGACTTCTTTGCTTAGGAGAACATACTATGACTAACACAAGACTCAATACGCTTGAAGCAGCTTGGCGGTACCAAAATACTGTTGTTGAGGCGCTTGAAGCTGAAAATGCACCAGACAAATATATTACGATAGCTAAAAAGAAACGGCTACAAATTAAAGATAAAATTCAACAAGCAAAAAATGAAGGACTATTAGATAATGACTGATATGGCAAACGATATGAATATGATGCATGACAAATTTGGAGTGCATGATTGGTTTCAAAAGAATCGTGGTGATAAAGATCTGATGAGCAAATATCTGATGTTTCGGATGCTTATGATTGGCGAAGAATACCAAGAAACATTATCGGCTATTAATAATTCAGATGCTGAAGAAGTTGTTGATGGCTTGATTGATATGTGTGTATTCGCGTTAGGTACACTTGATGTATTTGGCGTTGATGCTAATAAAGCATGGAACGCTATTTACGAAGCTAACATGGCAAAGGAACCTGGTGTAAAACCTGGCCGACCTAATCGTTTTGGTTTGCCTGATTTGTTAAAACCATCAGGTTGGAAACCACCTTCACATGAAGGCAATCATGGTGATTTAGATAAAGCTTTTTAAAAAAAATTTCAAATGTTAGCGGAAACATTTTTTGTTAGCGGTAACAATATGACCTTTAGTTAATAAATAAAATTATATTGTTTCAGCAACAGGAGGTCCCACCATGTGCAGTCCATTTGTACGTAAAGAAGCCAACCGTTACTTTTGGTTAGTCAAAGGTCACCTTATTCCTAGGAGTGAACCTGATGAAACAGTTGAAGGTTATTATGAAAGCTACTTTAAAAGATTATGGAACAATGAGTCGCAGTGCTTAGGTGATTATGAAACTGGATTTGAAAAAGCTTGGAAAGCGCGTGAAGCTGAAATACTTAACGAAGAAATCAAAACAGTTGCAGTTTTAGGCGGTCATTACGATTAAGTTGTTAGTCTTATTATAAATAGATTAAACATATTAACGTGAGGCATTATTATGAGCAATATTCCAACTCAGACCAAGCTTTGGTACATCCAATATCCAGTTAAAATTGATGGAGTAACTGATGATCAAGTGCAAGAGTGGGCACAACACTGCTCTCTTTATGCAGCAATCAATACAGAAACAACCGATGAAAACGGATATCCAATATACGAGTTTCAATCTTATCTAGTACCTACTTTACTTGTGTGTATTAATCGCATGTTACAGTCTGAAGGTTTAACGTACACTAAAGATGACTTATCTTTTAGGATGGTTGATTTGAATACAGCTTCTCCTGATATTATTGTACCTGCCAATTTGCACGGCGGTATTACATTTAACGATGATGAAACAGTAACCATAAACTGCACTGGGCAAGTGCTTCCTTATGGGACTGATGCTAGAATGAAAAATGGAGTTCTTTGGGCAAACACAGTGTTTGATGAACCGCCAGCAATAGGCAATCCTCCTTTTACATAATATGAAATTAACTATTGACATTCCTTTTAGAATCAGTTATATTGTTTATATAAGGTAAATAAAAAGGAATCGATCTTATGAAATTCGCAGTATACCAAATTCAAATGACTAAAGCAATCTCTGACGCTGTAAATGCTGGTGAAATTGTACCATCCTTTGAAGCTAAAAATAAAATGAACATTGATTTCTCTGGTAACAAAATTGGTGGTCTAGCTTCTGATGCATTTGATGCTGGTTATTACACTCATGTTGCTAACATCGAAGCTGAAGACTACAACGATTGTTTCGAGGTTGGTAACATCGGTCCTGATGAAAACATTGAGCGTTTAGGTCGTATGTCTTCACTTTCAGTTGGTGATGTTATTGTCGCTGAAGATGGTACAGTAGCGGTTATTGCTCCAATCGGCTTTGTTGCTTTTTCGCATGACTGTCGTCTTGCAGCCTAATAGGCAAATCCCATAGCGATCACGCTGCCTACATATCGCTGAGTTAGACTCGGATAAACAATGGGTGTCACAAAGGAGACAAAACCTTTGGGTTTTAGGAGGGACTTAGGTCCCTCTTTTTTTCTAAGTTTTACAGTACTGTTACAAAACTTTCATATTTCTATAATAAATATTATAAGGCAAAGTGGTAAAGACTTTGTCTTTTTTAATGCGAGCGACGGGGTAAAGCCGTCAAGCAAAAGGAGAACTAAATGGAACTACTCACTATGTGGAGCCTTGTCGGCTTCCTGCTTGCTGCGTATGCAGTTATCGCCAACGATTCAGTACAAACGCTCGGTACTTGGATGGCATCAAACAATGAGCGATTTAATTATAAAGTATTATGGGCAGCGGCATCCGCTGTTTTGTTATATACACTATGGTATGGTTGGTATATGAATGGCGGTGATATATCTTATGGCCGTTTGAATAAAATTCCATTCCAAGATGTACAATGGTATCACGCCGCGGCGCCTGCTATTCTCGTAGCATTAACACGAATGGGCGTTCCAGTTTCAACATCGTTTTTGGTCTTATCAGTATTTGCTTCAACCTTTGTATTAGAGAAGATGCTAATGAAATCTAT